TCATCGACGACAGCGCGTCGATCACGGCCAGCGAAATCCGCGCCAAGTGCCGGAGGCTGAAGAAGGAACACGGGCTGGACCTGGTGATCATCGACTACCTGCAGCTGATTCATCCGGGCGCTCGACGCCGCGAAAGCCGGCAAGTGGAGGTCGCGGAAATCAGCCGGGCGCTGAAACAGATCGCGAAGGAGTTGGACGTCCCCGTCATTGCCTTGTCTCAGCTGAGCCGGGGAGTGGAACAGCGCCAGGACAAACGTCCGATGATGAGCGACTTGCGCGAATCTGGTGCAATCGAACAAGACGCCGACATCGTGGCGTTCCTGTACAGGGACGACTACTACGACCGCGAGACGGAGAGGAAGAACATCATCGAGATCATCATCGCAAAACAGCGGAACGGCCCGGTTGGCACGGTCGAGCTCGTATTCATGAAAAACATCGGCAAGTTCGTGAGCCTCGACCGCGGGCATGATGATCCGGCCCCGCGACGTGAGCCGGATCCGAGGAGGCAGTGGGCATGACGGAGCGGATGACCATTGAGGAATTCCTGGCGCTCATGGCCGGCAAGAAGCCGAGCAAGTACCGGAACCGCCGGACGAAAGTCGACGGAATCACCTTCGATTCAAAGGCCGAGGCGAACCGGTACATCGAGCTGAAGTCCCTCCAGGCCGCCGGACAGGTGCGATGGTTCATCCGCCAGCCGCGGTTCCTGCTGCAGGAAGGCTTCGAGAAAGACGGACGGACATTCAGCCCGATCGAATATGTCGCCGACTTCCTGATCTGCTGGGCCGACGGATCCATCACCGTCGAAGACGTGAAGGGAATGCGGACGAGGGAATATCGCATGAAGCGCAACATGTTCGAGAAGCGATACCCGACGTTGCGACTTGTGGAGGTGGAAGCGTGAACCCGCCTGAGATCGTGCACTATTCGGAAAGGTGCTGGTTCTGCTGGAAAAAGAAAGCTACGCTGCTCTGCGACTTCGTTGTCGGGTGGATCTGGACGACGATCGACTTCCAGAGAACACCACAGACCTGCGACCGGCATATATGCGAGAAGTGCGCGACACATCTCGGCGGAGACACGCATTTTTGCCCGATCCACGCGAAGGAAGCGAAGCAGAGGCTGGAGGTGGGCAAGAAAAGATGATCGATCCACAGTGGTTTGAAACGGCGGGGAAAGCGCATATGCGTCGGTTTTGCATGCTGGTGGCCTTTGCGGCGCGGGAGGGACGGGAGCGTGGATGGGAAGTCACGGGGGACAACTTACTGAGGGCATATCACATCATATATCGCGGCGTGAGCTATGACAGCAAGACAAAATCACAGGCGCAATACGAAAGATGGAAGCGCACGAAGGCGGCCGTTCGCCAGTTGGATGGTCGGATAAGTGAAGAAAGGCCGGTGATGGCCCAATGACCGAAACACGCACAGCAGCAATTCTATTCGGCGGCATCGGCGGATTCTCAGCGGGCCTGAAGAAGTCGATAGTCGAAGCCCACGGCAAGGTCTACCAGTGGGAAATCCTCTGCTCGATCGATTTCGACCAGGTGGCATGCCGGAATCATGACATCATCACCGGTGAGCAGACCGCCGTGCAGATGGACCTGTTCAACCGCGAGCAGTACAGGAAATGGTTCGGCCACGAGCCGCCGCCGGAATGGAGGGAAGCGACGCCGCTGGACATCTGGCAGGCCTTCCGCGAGCAGGTGCCGGATTACATCTTCCTGTCGCCGCCGTGCAAGGGATTCAGCGGCCTGCTGCCGGAGCGGTCGGCCCGGTCGGAGAAATATCAGGCGCTGAACCTGCTCACGCTCCGGGGATTGGAGTTGGCCCTCGAAGCCTGCCGCCTGTACGGCGATGGCGAACCGCCGGCTTTCATCCACTTCGAAAACGTGCCCAGGATCACGACTCGTGGCGCGGACATTCTGGTCAGAATCAAACGCCTGCTCGAGCGCTACGGCTATGCTGTCGATATGCGGAGCGACCATAATTTGGGCGAGATCGGCGGGCTCGGCCAGAACCGGATGCGGTTCCTTCTGTTGGCGCGGAACCAGCGGAGGGTACCGAACTGGTGTTACCTGCCGCCGAAGAAGCCGCTGAAAACGATCGGCGACGTGATCGGCCCGCTGCCAATGCCGGATGATCCGGCCGGCGGACCGATGCACCGGCTCCCGCGTCTCCAGTGGAAAACGTGGGTGCGGCTGGCGCTGATCCCGGCGGGCGGAGACTGGCGGGATTTGAACAGCTTGGAATGGCAGAAGTACCGCATTGTACAGGAGCATAGCGGTTACGAGGCGAATGTGTCGGACCCTCGCGTGGGTCTCGACGGAAACGGCCACAGGGCGATCTACCGGGTAGTCCGGTGGGATGAGTCGGCCCCGTGCGTGACCGGCGCCAACGGCCCGAACAACGGGGCGATCACAGTGGCAGACCCGCGGGTACGGACTGAACTGATGCCGGATTCCTACGGTGTCCAGCGCTGGGACGAGCCTGCGAAAACGATCCGTGGCAATTCCCGCATCATGCAATCGGCGGCGAGCATCGCCGACCCGCGCATCAGCTGCGCGCCGCGGTCCGGCACGTTCGGCGTGCATCGTTGGGACGAGCCGGCGAAAACGGTGATCGGCGCCGGAGACGTCCACGCGGGAGCTGTGGCGGTCGCCTATCCAAGGATTCCGGATGACCGCGAAGCCGGCGCCTGGGCGATCATCGCGGAGGACGGAACCTGGCACCGCCCGCTTACGACGTATGAGCTGGCCATGTTGCAGGGATTCCCGCGATATTTGCCCGACGGCCGCCCGTTCCAGCTCGAGGGTTGCAGCGACGCCAAGGCCCGGGAGTACATCGGCAATGCCGTTCCCCCGCCGGCCGCTGAGGCGATGGGGAACGTGATTCTGCTGGCGATTGCCCAGGCGGAGGCAGGAGCGACCTTCGAGCTGAGTTGGAACGACATCTGGGTGCGGCCGGCGGAAGAGCGGGAAATTCAGTTGGTGCATTGAGAAAGGGAGCGAATCAATATGATCGGACAAACCGTCACCTGGACGAGCCAAAGCCATGGTTCCGAGAAAACAAAAACAGGAACCGTCGTCGCCATCATTGAACCGGGCGAAGACGCAAGGAAATACCTGCCGGCCGGGCTGCCGAAAACGCGATTCAAAGGCGATAGGTTTAGCACGAATCGGCGCGCGCTGGTCGCGGTCCCGCGGGCGTCGGGGAACGGTTGCGACTATTACGCGCCGCCAGTGAAGTGGTTGGAATGAGCCGAGCGGATAAACGCGCCTTCTACCAGCTGGTTCGAAAGGCCGGATACCGCGAGTTCTGGAAGCTGATGGACGATTTTCATGCTCGGGCCTACCGTCTGGCCGAGCAGCACTACCAAGAGGCTATGGATATCGTCCTGCAGCCCCGCCAAAAGACCGCTGTGATTGCGAAGGCTCGCGAGATTCGGGAACTGTGGGATGGAATCTTTGAGATCACGGTGGATGCGACGGAGGAGGCGGGAGCGTGAAACCTGATCAAATCATGCCCGGGCGAAAGTACCGCCTGGTTTTTCGATACTCGATTCCGCGGACAGCGATCGTGGCCGAAGTGCTTCGGCTCGAAAACGGCGCCGCGATCATCCGCAGCATTTCCGGCCGGGAAGTGTCGATACCGCTGTGGGAATTTGCCCAATTGGCGAGGGAGGAAGTGTCATGAACTGGAGAAAGGCACGTCTGTCCGAGCTCTATTGCATCGCCTACGCGGATGAAATGGCCACGCCAGTCGATCGACAGCAGGCGCTGGAGGAGATCAGGCGCCGGAAGCAGCAGAAGGCGCGGCATGTGCGGGTGAACTACCGGGAGAAGAAGGTGTATCCACGATAAGGGGTGACAGCATGAAAATCGCAAACGTTCTGTCAATCAGCGGCGGCAAAGACAGTACGGCCATGTGGATATACGCCGTGAAAGAAATGGGCGTCGAAGTAATCCCGGTTTTCGCGGACACGGGGAACGAACACCCGCTGACCTACGAATACATCGACTACCTCGAATCGAAGTTGGGTTCGGTCAGGCGGGTGAAGGCGGACTTCTCGGAGCAGATCGCAAAGAAACGGGAATACGTTGCGAACGAGTGGCCAGCGAAACTTCTGCAAGCTGGGAAAACGCAAGAAGAAGTGGACTACATCATCGAGCGTACATTGAAACACCTTCATCCAACCGGAAATCCGTTTCTGGACTTGTGCATGTGGAAGGGTCGGTTTCCTTCATCGCAAGCCCGGTTTTGCACCCAGTATTTGAAAATCATACCGATCACAGAGCAAGTCTATTTCCCGCTTTGGGATGAAGGCCACAAGATTGTGAGTTGGCAGGGTGTACGGGCAGCAGAAAGTCCGGCGCGAGCGAAACTTCCCGAGCGCGAAGAAGTGCCAGAAGGATACGAGGTTTACAGGCCGCTTTTGAAATGGAATGCGAGAGACGTTTTTGAAATGCATAAGAAGCACGGAATCAAACCAAATCCGTTGTATTCACTGGGAATGACAAGAGTTGGTTGCATGCCATGCATCTTCGTGAAAAAGGAGGAACTGTTTGAAATCTATCGACGCTTCCCTGGGGAAATCGAGCGGATCGCCGAATGGGAGAAGATCGTCGCAAGGGTGTCCAGACGAGGCGATTCCTCATTCCTACCGGCTGAAGAAGGGGACGACAGGAAAAACATCTGGGATTGGGTGGAATGGTCGAAAACGTCCCGCGGCGGTCGCCAGATCGACCTTTTGAAAATGATCGAGCTTGAAGAACCGCCCATGTGTTCGAGCGTTTACGGGTTGTGCGAGTGACATTGCGGAAGGCAACTGACACTATTTTGAGGGAGGGAAAAGGGATGATCGAATATTGCCCGTGTTGCGGATGTGAGATCAGCATCAACGCACCGGAAGGAGACGGGAACGAATGTCCGGGCGGGAGTACGTGCTTCGCCCGGTAGACCAGTACGGGAATCGAAAGAAAGCGAGGTGAGTGTCTTGGCAATTATGCCTCAAGAAGTCTCTGATCTGGACCTGGTTTTTCCGACACGTTACAGGGAGCTGCTTCCGAGGTGGGAAGAAATCCCGGAAGAGTTCCGGGATATGAACAACCGGAGCAAGTGGATGCGGCTCATATCGGATTGGTTTTACGCGGGTCTGTCGAGGCTTGATGTCAAACCCAAAGATGGAATTGACCCCAGGAAAGCAATTCGGCACATTAAAGCCATTCTTGGTGACTTCGGGCCAAAACACGAACATAAATTTGCCGGCTGCGCATACCTCATGAGTCTCTGGTTCGAGGATGCGCAATGGGAAAAAGCGAAGGGGTAAGAAAAACGGAATGGCCCCGGCGCAGGATGGCGGCCCGCCGGGGCAAAGAAACAGATGTTCCCGTCCCAATTATACCACATGTGAGGGGCGGGTGTGGGGAATTGAAAAGCATCGAGCAGATGGTTTTTCCGTGGGAGATAGATAGAGAAACGACACGTCAGCGTGTCGAGGAACACCTGGAGACGGCCAGGGTTTATCGCCAAATCG